CAGTATGGTGGTCGGACCAGGGCATCTGTCTCTGCGTTTAACAAACGCAAGGACAAGTATTGGTTTGAAAAAATGTCCAGACAGAAGAAAGACGAAGAAGTTCGTGACTACTTCGTGGCAAACTTTATTTCATCAGATTCCCCTGAAAAGATATGGATTGGAGAATTAATAAAAGAAGGAGAAACCGAGTATCAAAACTGGCGCAAAAGGACGCAGAGTTTGAGCTACTTGTTCAGAGAACAATCCGAAGAATTGCTATCGTTGAACGGATTAGAGACACTGTTCGATTGTTCCAATGGTCATCCGATTCTTCTCAAAAAGTATCTTGGTGGAAAAATATCACTAGAAACTTTAGTGATCTATGATAAAATATTTGAGTTCAGGAAAAGGTTTGACAAACAGCTGAACGACCCTATCTGGAGTTCGGTTTCCCTCAAAATTAAGAAGTACGAACCCTTTCTAAATATCGATGTGCCAAAGCACAAACAAATCCTAAGGAGTATGATCTGTGAGTGATTTCTTTAAATCTGATGTAGTTCGTGCCGAGCTCGCAGAAATCAACCGACTTCAGGAAGACATCTATCAAAACATGGCTTCCTTTGATTCTCTTACTTTGGAAGAGAAACTTGACAACCTCAGTCTTCTCGATGACTTGGTTGACAAGCAACAAATCATGTGGACTCGTCTCTCCCTTGCGGGTGACGATCCCGATGCGGTTCAGATGAAGGAGCAAATCCAGGCATCTGCTATAATGATGGGGTTCCCAAAGAACACCGATGTTGGGGTCTTGTTCGGTAACATGAAAAAGACCCTTGAAGAAGTCCGCAGTCGTGTTGACAAAGACTCCTAATCATCCTAAAATACACAAGTTAAAGGCCAAATCCAATGTCATTCGCAAATCTCAAAAAGCAGTCCTCTCTGGGTTCTCTGACCAGCAAACTGGTTAAGGAAGTCGAGAAGATGAACAGCAATGGTGGTTCTGGAGATGATCGTCTCTGGAAGCCCGAGGTAGATAAAGCAGGTAACGGGTATGCTGTCGTCCGTTTCCTTCCTGCTCCCGAAGGGGAAGACCTGCCTTGGGCAAAGATGTACACCCATGCCTTCCAAGGTCCTGGTGGTTGGTACATCGAGAACTCTCTGACTACTCTGGGTCAGAAAGATCCCGTGTCGGAACTGAACTCCCAGCTGTGGAACAGTGGGATTGACTCTGACAAAGAAGTTGCCCGTAAGCAGAAACGCAAACTCTCTTACTATGCTAACATCTACGTCGTGAAGGATCCTTCGAATCCTCATAACGAAGGTCGTGTGTTTCTCTACAAGTTTGGTAAGAAGATCTTTGACAAGATCATGTCTTCCATGCAACCTGAGTTTGAAGACGAAGATCCCATCAATCCCTTCGACTTCTGGCAGGGTGCTGACTTCAAGATCAAGATCAAGAAGGTCGCAGGTTACTGGAACTATGATTCCAGTGAGTTTGCCCGTCCTGGCACTCTGGGTGATCTGGATGACTCTGAACTGGAGGAGATCTGGAAGAAGGAGTATTCTCTGGCAGAACTGACTGCTGCTGAGCAGTTCAAGTCCTACGATGACCTGAAGAAGCGTCTGGACTATGTTCTCGGTAACACTCCCTCCCGTCGTCGTATGGATGAGGAAGTTGAGAACGAGGATGATACTCGTGGTTCTTACACTCCTGACTTTGGTGCCCGTTCTAATCCTGTTCCCCAGGATCTCAAGGACGAACTGAGTGCTCTGAGTTCCTCTTCTAGCAGTGATGAAGAAGATGATACTCTGAGTTACTTCCAGAAGTTGGCAGAGTTCTGATCACCAGTCCCCCTGAGAAATCAGGGGGATTTTTTATTGATATTATCAGTTTTTTTCAAGAAAGCATTAATGTATTGAGAGGAATCTGGTTTGTACTTGAACAACTCAGCAAGTTCACTTACAACTTGTAATCTATATGATGGTTTAATCAGATTGATTTCTCTCTTAGCAGCATTCAATTCGTATTCATATTCGTAGTTGGTAAGACCTTCTACTGGATTTAGAGTTGATGCTGGATTTGCAGGATTGGGGATCGTGAAGTTTTGATCAACGACTTTACCAGCAGGTAAGATTAAACGACCATCAGAATCTTTTACCTCAGTTGTTCTGTAGTGTTTTATTGCTGTCAATTCATCACCATATTTCTTGAGACAAAATTCATATAGATCTTGACTAGAAAGTGGCCATTCGTGTCTCTGGTTTACAATCCCAGCACTGAAAATAACCAACCAATCATAGTTAGAGTTTCCATAATATTTTGTCGCAACAGTGTCTGGTCTTTCACCTTCTTCAATCACATACTTGTTGAAAAGGTAAGCACTAGATAGCAAACCAGCACTATCAGATAACTTTACTCTACGAAATAAGTTCTTCGCAATGACTGTAGCATTTACACTAGTTCTATCACTAAATGGTGATGCGTATTCAATATTTGGAATAAACTGAAAGTAAGCCATTAGAATCCAACTCCTCCCCCTGCGTAATCGGAATCATAATCTTCAGCATAAATTGGTGTCAATTCAGTGAAGTCCATGGATAAACCAACAGCAACTGGTGCTCCATCATCATAGGACATATAGGTCATACCCTCAGCAAAATTAACACTGATGCCTGTCATGGCACAATATTTAAAAGTATTCAGATATGGGTGTCCAGATGTTCCTTTCATGTAAGAAAGTTTAAAAACATCTGGTGTCTGTAGAAAAGCACCGAACAATTGATTGTCACCAAAGGTATCAATTGTTTTCTTGGGTGACATGTGTTTCTTAAGTGAACGAACCATGTCTCTGATGTGATCAGATTCTTTTTTGTTTCTTGCGATTAGAAGAAAAGTAAATCTGAACTGTCTCAGATTCGGACCCTTAAACAGGAATTCCATGTTAGGGTTGATAACAATCCCTCTATTTCTAGCAAAGATATCACTTGGTGATACCTGGTTGCCAGGAATAAGATTGATCATCAGACTGGTAAGATAGTCTCCCATAAGACCACCACCAGCACCTGCCTGACCAATCAGAGCAGAACCAAAGTTTCGAACTTTGTTGAAAGCTTGACCAAGACCTTCTAGTGTTGGTATTGGAGATCCACTGCTATTTTTCATTAACTCCTGCCCAAGTGCCGCAATAGCAGACCCAGCAGCATTGATCTCTCCCTTATCCCAACCAACTTGGTTGTTGGTGCCAATCTGAGGTGGCATTGGTAAGATATAATATGCCAGTGTATTTTCTTTCTCGTTCTTTCTTAACTGACCATCTGAAGTCGGTGGTCTTAGATTATTTCCAGCCTCTGATAATTGTGGTTGGTTAGTACCAGGAGAGGCACCAATAATTTCACTAAGTGCTTGTGATTGACCTGCTAAACCAACACCAGGTGCTGTATACTTTACAGCCTGCAGCATGAAGTAGTCACTGCTGCTGTTTAAAACATCTAGAGGATATCTATATCTCTCTACCTTTGATTTGGCACCACCACCTGCTCCAGGAGCTGCTGCCGAAGCGGATTGCGATGATTGCTGAACTGGTTTTGCTGGTGGTCTACCTCTTGCCGCAGCTGCTGCTCTAGGATCTACTACTTCGGATGCTGCCATAACCTTTTTTACCTATTTATTCTGAATTTGCCATAACCAAGAGCACGAGCACTATCTAGTTCTTCAGCATAGATCTCGTATAGTTGACCTTGTACTTCTTCGAAGGTATAATTTCTCATCATTCCCCAGTGGAAGTTTAGACCTTTCCATCCCCATTGTGTAACTTCCATACAGGCAATCAAAGGAAATTCATCATATTCAATGTTTGGAGTTTTAGGTGCGTAGATATAAGTATAAAACTTACCGACTTCAGGAACCCAAGACTTTTTATCTAAGATTTCCATGAGAGCAAGCATGATATCATCACTGTCTTCAAGACCGATGAAGTTATCTTGATAATTTTGAATTCTGTTCATACTTTCAGATCATCTTCGGTTAGAACTTTGAATTCATAACGACGATCTTCACAGAACTCCTTTGCTGCTTCCCACTTTGCCTGGTTCTTGGCATACTCGGTCACTTCATAGAGATACTTTTTGGTTCTTCTTGATTGAACCTTTGGTGCCTCACAGAACCGTTTAGGTTTGATTTCAATAATGGATCTCCTGATGTTTCCCTTGCTATCACGATACTTGATGAAGAAGTCTGGGAAATATCTATGCCATTTATTATCGAGGGGTGATTTATAGGGAATTACTAGTTCTTCACTTCCCCACTCTAAAATGTTCTCATTAGTATCACAGTAAACCATGAACTTACGTTCCCATAAACTGCGATAAATAATGTTACTATGGTCTCCTTTATATTTTTTGATATTGGTAGGTTTATATCTGCCACTGTACGACATAATATGATAGCAATTCCCAGAGGTATTTATTGTGGCATTTAACAGAGAGAGTTTAAAACCAAAATCCACCACAGATTTTGTCTCTAATTTCAGTAGAGTAGCTCAAACCTCTCACTATAAAGTTGAGTTCAGAGGAATTAGCAGACTCACCAGTCTGAGTTCATATTTGATTAGAAGAGGAGTTGACTCTAACTTTATCAACAGAGAACTTGGTGAATACTGCCGTCGTGCTGCTGTACCTGGCACACAAATAAACACCACAGAGGCAACAAGTACATATCCTGGTGTCACACAAAAATTTGCCTATAGAAGGCAATTTAGTGAGATGGATCTAACTTTCTATGTTGACTATGAATATAAGGTTCAAAAGTTCTTTGAACTGTGGCAAGAATTTATTCTGAGTGGTTCTAATGAAACTGACGGTCTGACATTTGATCAGGACAATTATTACTACAGAGCAAGATATCCAGATACTTATAAGTGTGAGAGAATAAGACTGCTAAAATTTGATAAAGATTATGATAACAGGATTGAATACAACTTCATGAATGCCTTCCCAACAAACATTAACACTAGTCAAATCTCTTACGATGCTTCTAGAGTATTAGAAGTTACGGTAAGATTTGCTTACGATAGATACATCTTCGGTGCTATTGATAGTTACTCTAAAGCACTTAAGGAAGCATTTAATGAAGCAAAAAATGAGGCTGGTGGTGATTGGATTAGATTCCAAAAACCAAGTGGTCCATCAACTCTTGGTGGTGAGACTGGAAAACCAGCAGAAACTGCAAAACCAGAACCAACACTACTTCAAATAAGGAATAACACTGCTCCAAGATAATCGCACTAAATAAAAACACGACTTTGAGTACATTATGTCTTTACCAAAAATCGACGCACCTACCTACGAACTGATTCTTCCATCTTCCGACAGAAAAGTTAAGTATAGACCATTCCTGGTGAAAGAAGAAAAACTTCTCATCATTGCCATGGAAAGTGAAGACATGAATCAAATTCAGACAGCAGTGAAGCAGGTGCTGTCTAACTGCATTCTAACCAGAGGAATTAAGGTAGAAAAACTCTCTACATTTGATATTGAATATCTGTTCCTTAATATCCGT